CATGGTGCGCAACATGCACCTGTTGCTGCAGCCTTCCTACACCGAATCATTCTCGATGGTCAGCGCCGATGGCATCGCCGAGGGCGTGCCGGTGGTCGGCTCCGATGCGATCGATTGGCTGCCGCCAGGTTGGATCGCCTCGAATGACGACGCCAACAACATCGCCGATGTCGGCACCGGATTGCTGTTCATTCCGGGTGCGATCAACGCCGGGACAGCAGCGCTCGAACGCCATAACGCCGCGGGTCTCAGATCGTGGTCGAATGTCGCCCTGCGGTCCCAGACGGCCTGAAAGCCTGAAAGAGCGGGGAATTGAGATGGATTGCCCGCATTGCGGCGGCGTCATCGATGGCGGCGCGCCGAAGCCGCTGCAGCATCCCGCATTCGACGATACCATACGTGGCCTGTTGGTCGCCGGTGAGTTCCGGCATGTGACGCCGGCGGAATGGACGCTCCTGTCGTTGCTGCGCGAGCGTTTCCGCCGTCCGGTACCCGATGAATTCCTCGCCGCGCGCATCGCTGTCCGCCGTCCCGAGGACGGCGGCAGCACCAGCGTGTTGCATGCCCACCTGGTTCGGCTGCGCCGCAAGCTCGACGGCAGCCCGTTCGCGATCGTCAATATGCGCGGCAAGCACGGCCTGTTCCCGGTCGGCGAGGTGGAGTTCCGGACTGGCGGCGGAGGCTATCGCTTTTGCCGCCTCAAGGGATATTTCGGGGGGGCGCGATGGCAGCAGGCGACCTGACGACCCTCGCCAACGTCAAGGCGTGGCTCAACACCACCGGCACCTTTGGCTCGACCGACGATGCGATCCTGACGCGCCTGATTACCGCGGCGAGCGGGTTTGTGAAGCGCTATCTCGGCCGCGATGTCGTGCTGACCTCGTACAGCGAATTGCGCGATGGGCTCGGCGGCTACGGGCCGGCCACGTTCGTCTTCGCCAATTACCCGGTGACCGCGGTCTATGGGGTCAATGTCGGCGGTGTGGCGATCCAGCCGATCCCGCAGACCAGCGGCACCCTGGTGACCAGCGGCACGACCGCTTCCGGCAACCCGACCCTGAATTTTGCCAGCGTCCCGAGCTGGATCATTCCCGGCATGGGGATCACCGACCCGACGACGGCGGGCGCGATCGCGGCCGCGACGACGGTCCTCTCGACGACGCCGACCACTGTCGTCATGAACCAGAACGCCGCCGGCCCGGGTGTCGCTTCGGGCGATCTGATCGTCTTCGGCCCGGCGCCGGGCGGCATCGTCATCCCGCAGATCACCGGGTTCTACCCGCCGATCGGCTACAGCTTTACGCCGACCAGACTGGTGATCTCCGGCTACTCGGTGCCGCGCGTGCCGTTGAGCGTCAGCCTCATCTACCAGGCCGGCTACGCGACGGTGCCGCTTGAGATCGAGGAGGTCTGCATTGAGCTGGTGGCGGTGCGCTACCGCATGGAACGCCAGCACCCCGGCGTCACCGCCGACCATATCGGCACCGCCGCCGGCGACGGCGTCACCTATTCGCAGAAAGACATGAACGACTGGATGAAGCGGACCTTGCAGCAATTCAAGGCCGTGGCGCCGGTCTCCGCAATGCCCAGAGGATATTAGCCCAGAGGGGGGTATTGAATGACGAACCTCGCAGGAATGGCCGACGACATCCCGGCTCAGTTTATGGAGCCGTGGCGCAAGCAACCGCAGTGCCAGAATTGCCCGTTCTCCGAGCGCGACGCCGACGACGGCAAGCTCTACTGCCACGAGACCGGGCCCAAGGCGCAGGCGGTCTTCTACTTCAAGCCGCCCGAGCAGAAAAAGCCGGTGCTCGCGCCAATCGGCGCGCAGCCGATCATGGCACCCGAGCTCGTCGTGCACGGCATCGTCACCTTTTGGCCCGAGGTGCAGCCGGACTGGGTGTGCTGGCAGCACCCGGCAAAGCAGGAGGAGCGGCGCCGGCTCGGCTTCGCCACTCTGCCCACGACGCATACGCGCCAGCCCGAAGGACCAGAAGGATTTGCGTCTAAATGATCGACGCGGGAAAATTCGCCAAGCCAACCAAGCCGGTTACGGGCGATCCCGGCTTCTTCCGGTTCTCGATCGACCGCGAGGGGGCGGTTGCCGAGCTGCGCCGCATCGCCGACGCGATCGAGGATGGTCGGTTCCACCTGCAGAAGGTGCAAAGCGGCACCGTCGCGGTTTACGACGATTTTTGCTTTCAGGCGCTGATGATCGAATTCGCCGAGCGCGAAGTCGTCGAAGCATTGGACCGGGCCAAGCCCGTCGCAGGCAACAAGGTCGCGCTTACTGGCAGGTCCGCGTTCCCGATTGACGTCCAGACCGTGCCGGAGCGATGAGCTTCACCGTCGAATGGCAGGGGCTTGAGCAATGGCGCGCCGAGTTCGCGCGCGTCGCCCCCAATATGCGGATGCGGCTCAACCGGGCGATGCGCGACGTCACCGTGCTCGTCGAAGAGCAGGCGGTCGCCAACCAGGCGCGGCTGTTCAAAGGATCGGGCCGGGTGGCGGTGATCTCGCGGCAGGTGACCCGCAGCGGCGAGGAGGTCACCGGCACCGTCACCGCCGGCGGCACGCCCTATGCGCGGATCCACGAGCTGGGCGGCACCGTCCACACGCCGGAGATCTTCCCGGTGCACGCCAAGGCGCTGCATTGGGTGGCGCCCGGCGGCGGCGATGTCTTTGCCCGGCACACCGCGGCGCACGACACGCATATCCCGGAGCGCTCCTACCTGCGCAGCGTGCTCACCGAGCACGAGGCCGACATCATGGCGCTGTTCCAGGGCGCCGTGGCCGATCTTGGCGCCGGGGCCAGGTGACGTGTTTAGCCTCGTTTTTTACGGTTTAGGTACCGCGTTCCTGCTGGCCGCCGCAGGGTTTGCCATTGTGGCGGTACGGAAAGCGGCGCGGTTAGCGTCGCTGCTCCGCTCGACGAGAGGTCGGTGAGATGTTCAGCGCCGATTTCACCGGTCTGTGGATCGAGGCTGAGATTTTGATGAGGTTAGCGTATGGCTGGGGGCTGCATCACGCGCGAACAAGTGTTCTCCGCTGTCTTCGCGCTGGTCGCGAACACACCGGGCTTCACGCTGACGACGCGGCGCTACATCCGCCCATCCTCGGTCGAAGCGATCAACACGCCGATCCTGATGACCTGGGAGCAGCCCGAAAAGACTGAGGACGCCCAGCTCGGCTTGCGCAAGCGCTGGTGGGAAGTCTGGCTGATCATCGTCTACTACAACAACGACCAGAACGTCGCCGGCGCGACGATCCTCAACCCGCTGATCGACGCCGTCGAGCAGGCGCTGGCGCCGGACAACCCGGTGCACCAGACGCAAACCCTCGGCGGCCTCGTGCAGGCGGTCTATATCGACGGCGCCACCATCAAGGCGATCAGCGACATCGATGTCGACCACGGCCAGGGCGGCGCGGTTATCCCGGTGCGGATACTGGTGCCTTAATCTCTTGGGTCGTAAGGCGGGTCGGGGGCATCGGGGATATCCGGCAGCCGCTCCCAGGTGCGGGGCGTCGCGAGCTGCGGAGCCTCGACGCGCCAGAGCGAGCCGTCGTCGCACACCACGTAGAGGGTCTCGCGGCTGAGCTCCGTGTAAGGGATGGCTGCGATCTGTATTGGCTTTCGCTTCATAGAGGGGTCCTCGAAATGATTATGCGCAATCTGCGTCTGCTCACCTTCCACGGCGACCAGCACGCGCTGTTTCACGGCGAGCGCAAGGACGAGATGCTGCAGGGCTTGATGGTCGTGCTCGTCGACGACCAGGGCACGCGGGTCGAACTGCCGCTGCGCAGCTGGGAAGAGGTCGACGCTTACCACGCCGCGATCACCGCATCCGGGGAAGCCAGCACCATCCCGATGCAAGTCGGCTGATGCCACCGCATCTACCCGACGTTACGATCGTGTGCATCGACAATGTCGCGCAAGACCTCGCGCGCATGGCGATCGGCGACACCCTGCATGTCATCACGCCCGCCGAAGTGCTGTTCTGGACCGACCGGGACGGCGGCGCGCTCGGCCCGCGGATGCGCGAACTCCCGTTTCACGACCACGGCAAGGAGGCAGCCGACCAGCCGCTGTGGTACCAGGCGCCGTTCGAGGTCCGGACCAGCCATTACCTGACCGTGCAATGGGACGGCTGGGCGCTCGACGCGGCGGCTTGGACCCCGGCTTTTCTCGACTACGACTTTGTCGGGGCGCCGTGGTGGTGGCACCCGCCCGGCCAACAGGTCGGCAATGGCGGGTTCTCGTTGCGCTCGCGGCGCCTGGGCGCGTTTCTCGCCGGCAACCGCGAGCGCTTTCCGTACCGCTACCCGGAAGACGACGCGATCGGCCGCCTCTACCGGGCGCGGCTCGAGGCCGAAGGTTTCCGCTTCGCGCCGCCGGAACTGGCGTACCGCTTCTCGATCGAGCACCCCAACCCCGATCCGCGCGTGAAGCGCGTCCCGACCTTCGGATTCCACGACATCCGCAACTGGGGATGGCTGCTGAGCGACGAAGAGATCGACGCCCGGCTGACGGCGGCCAGCGCTCATGTCGTCAAGAAAACCGACCTCATCGATCAGATGCTGAAACTCCGCGACCATCACCGGGCGCTCGGCGCGCGCAGAGAGGAACCCGACAAATGAACCACCAAGTGCCTGTTGCGCGAGTCCAACCCAGCACCAGCGCGCCCGCCGAACTCGGCCATTTCAGCACGGCCGAGGCGCACTTAGCCCGGTTCCACGACAAGATTTTGAAGGCGATCGTCCGGTTGAACGCGATCGCCGACGACGCTTTCGGAGCGGTGCCGATCGGGTTGGAAGGCAAGACGATGCACGGGCCTATCGCTGGCACGTGCGGGAAAATGCTTGAACAGATTTCGGCCCTGGAAACCGCCCTGCCGGCGCTCGAAACGGCAATCGAGCGGTTCGCGACCCTCGCCTGAAGTTCCACTGCTGCGGCTGCGGTTTCGGGTTCGCGGCCGAGCCCCAGCCCGCCGCTTTTCAGCGCGGGCCCATTGGCGCGAACGGAGACGGTGCCGGGCCGCCAGCGATATTTCCGACCTGGGGCGGCACCGAATGCCCCCGGTGCGGCTCGATCTACATCCGGCAGCAGGGGGAGGCCGAGACATGATATTGCCGCCCGAGCTGCTCTATGCGGTGCTGCGCTATCCGCTCGACCGCTACCCCTTTCCGCAGCTGATCGCCGAGATCATCGAGGAGCCGGATCTGGCGCGGCTGCAGGACGAGACGCGGCCGCTGACGACCCGTGCCGCCGACCAAGGGACGCGGTGGCACAAGCGGTTCTATGATGCCCGCGAGCGCTGGGACCCGCTCTACCGGAAATTTGTTGGCGAGTACGTCGCCGGGCTTTATCGGGAGCCCTTTTTCTTTCAGGCGATCCCGAGCTTTCGGGTGCAATTGCCCGACAACCTGGCGGTCGGCGCCTATCACCGCGACAGCGAATACGGCCATCCCGCCGGCGAGTGCAACTTTTGGATCCCGCTGACCCGGGCGGCGGCAAGCAACTCGGTCTATCTCTGCGAGGACGAGCACGACTGGCGCCGCTCGGTCTCCGCCTGGCCCGGCGACGTCATTGTGTTCGACGCCGTCAACCGGCGCCACGGCAACCAAGTCAACCGCGAGAGCTGGAGCCGCGTCAGCTTCGATTTCCGCTGCCTGCCGGTGCGGCTCTACCGCGAAACCGACGCGCGCTCGGTCAACATGGGCTGCCGCTTCGCGCCGGGCGACTACTATGCGGCAGAGCCGTGCGAGGGGCGGCAATAGTCACCACTTGCCGCTCCAAAAGCGGGCCTGGCGACGCAGACGGCGTTCCCACCAGGCGGCAATGACCCAGCCGGTGAGTCCGCCGAAAATGATGCCAATCACCACGGCAGGCCGAACCGCTCGGCCGCGCCCGCAGCGGTGCCGCCGATCATGTGCGCCAGGTTGATGGTCAATTCGACGGTGACCGGCACTTCGGTTCCGCCGGGCAATCGCGCCATGACGTTGACGAGGCGCAAGAACGGTTTGTCGACACCGACCGCGCTTAGCTCATTGGCATCGCTGACGACCTGCAACTCGCACATTCCATTGACCATTGACGGGCTCCTCTTTTGAAAAGGCTAGCGGGTCACCCGCCGGCCCCAGGTGATCCGCCACAGCGCCAACTGCAAGACCATGACCTGTTGCGTTGCGGCCGCCAGTTCCTTGAACACCACGGCCTCCTGTCGCAACCCCTCGAGGAGGCGATAGGTCCGTCTCTCGATCACGACGACCCGCACCAGCAATCCGACCTGCACCGGAACCAGCAGGCAGAACACGACAAACCACCAAGGCACGGCCATTCCTCCGGAAAGGTTCTCAATCATGTACCGCGGCTTTTATACCGTTGATCGGGTGCGCTGGTCATCGCTCGGCGAAGACGACTGCGACTGCGAGTGACGTAAGCCATGCCGCGCGCCGCAGAGCCGACCCAGCTGCTGAGCCTCGACGACGAACCGTGGCGGCCGTCGCAGCGCCTGTTTGATTTGGCCGCGGCAATTGCCGGTTTGGCACCGCGCA